TAAAGGTTGGCTCAAATGCTGTAGCTGAAATAAGGTCTTACTCAATCGAAGAATCTGCTGATACTTTAGAAGATACTTCAATGGGTGATTCTGCTAGAACTTACAAACCATCATTAACAAACTTCTCTGGAAGTTTAGATGTGTTTTGGGATGAAACCGATACATCAGGTCAAGGTGCTTTAAGCATTGGATCAGAAGTAACTTTGAATGTTTATCCTGAAGGTGATGCTTCTGGCGATACTTATTACAGTGGTTCAGCTATTGTAACTGGTGTTTCAAGAACTGGTTCATTTGATGGATTGGTTGAAGCAAGCATTTCAGTTCAAGGCAATGGTGCTCTAACAGAAAGCACTGTATAAAAATGAAAGCAATTGAAAATGCTGTAAAACATTTTGCAGAGCAAGATGTAAAAGTAATTGAAGTGCCTGAGTGGGGCGATGAAGAGAACCCTTTAAAAATATATAGTAAGCCATTGACGTTAGCTGAAACTTCTAAGCTCTATAAAATGAGTAAAGAAGATGATCTAACGATGATGGCTTATGTTCTTATTTACAAAGCACTAGACGAAAATGGTGATAAGTTGTTTGATCTAAGTGATAAAAATAGCTTGTTAAACAAAGTTGATAGAGAAGTATTAGTCAATGTAGCTCAACAGATCATGGGGCAAGAGCCTATTGAGGACGTTAAAAAAAACTAATAAAGGATACTAATTTATATGTGCAATATGCACTGGCTGAAAAACTTGGAAAAACTTTACAAGAACTCCAAGAAATTAGTGTCCACGAATATCAAGGGTGGATAGCTTACCTAGAAATAGCTCAAGAGAAACAAAGTAATGGCAAATAAAAAAGTACAATTTACATTAACAGCAATCGACAAGACTAAGGCAGCTTTTGATAGGGTTGGCAAAGGTCTTAAGATGGTTGGTGGTGGTGCTAAAATGGCAAGCATGGGAGTGGCTAAGGTTGGTCTAGCTGCTACTGGTGCTGCTGCTGCATTGGCTGCATTGGTTAAAGTAAATACTGACTTTATGGATAAGCTTGGTAAAACAGCATCTAAGCTAGGCATAGAGGTTGAGTTTTTGCAAAACATGAGATTTGCAGCAGAACAAACTGGCGTTAAGGTTGAAGCCTTAGACATGGGTCTACAAAGATTTATAAGAAGGGCTGCTGAAGCTGCTAGTGGAACAGGCGAAGCCAAAAGAGCGTTTGAGCAGCTTGGTATTGAGTTAAAAGATTCAAATGGCAATCTTAGGGGTGTTGAAAGCATATTGAATGATGTGGCTGATGGAATAATGAACACCAGTGATTCAGCAGAACAAGTTAGATTAGCATTTAAGTTTTTTGACTCTGAAGGTGTTTCTTTAGTTAATACTCTAAAGAATGGCTCGAAAGGACTACAAGACTTCAAAACTGAAGCTGAAAACTTAGGTTTAATTATTAGCAAAGAAAGCATAGCTAAAGCAGAAATGTTTGCTGATTCTTTGAACATTCTTAAAAAACAATTTACTGCCATCACAGCAAACCTAACTGCTGCCTTTATTCCAATTCTGCAAGATGCATCTAAGGTCTTGTCTGATATGATGAAAGAGCTAAAAGGTAATGACGATGATTTTGAGAATTTTGGTAAGGCAATGGCTTTGCACGTTGTTGAAGCAACAAAAAATGCAACTTTGGCAATATATCAATTTTTTCTTACTGTTAGGCTAGAATTTGAAAAGTTAAAAGCTGTATTTGGTCAGGGCAATCCTGAATTAGTAAAAATTATTAAAGACATTGAAGAAATGGATGCTGTTATGGAGCATCTTACAAAAACAGGTCAAGAAAATACTCAATTTATGAAAAACTCTCAAGCTAGAATGGCTATGTTGAGGGAAGAATTTACAAAGCTTGTTGGCAAAGATGGTACTCAGGGCATTATTGATGCATTTGATTCTATGTCAGAAAGAATAATGAATTACACATCTGTTGCCGAAGAAGCTGGTGAGAAAGACCCAACAAAAAAAATATCAGAATCAGTATTAAAGTTTAAAGATGAGATGGGTATAACTGAAGCAGCTATATCAAATTTATCAATAAACACAATGAAAAAATTTGAAGATTCAATCATTGATGGTTTAAAAAATGGAAAGTTAGCATTTAAAGATTTTGCAAATTATGTCATTGAGCAAATTTTGAGAATTGCAATACAAGAAGCAATATTAAAACCGATTACAGGTGGTGTAGAAAGTTTCTTTAGTGGAATATTTGGAAGATCAATAGGTGGTGGTGTAAACAAAGGTCAGCCATATAAAGTTGGAGAATCTGGAACAGAGTTATTTGTTCCTCAACAAAGTGGAAAAATTATAAGCAATAATGATTTGCAGAATATGGGTGGAAATCAATCAGCACCCACAGTCAACTTCAACATATCAACAGTAGATGCTGCTGGCTTTGATCAGTTGCTAGCATCAAGAAAAGGATTGATAACATCAATCATGAACAATGCCATGAATAATCAAGGCAAAATGGGGGTTGTATAAATGTCTGGTCAATTTCCAACAGACCCCAACTTTAGAACTTTAAATTTTAAAGATAACAGACCAACGCTTTTGAACCAGACTTTATCTGGTAAAAAACAAGTAAGACAAATAGGCTCACAATATTTTTCTTTTACAGTGGCAATGCCACCATTACAACAAGAAAAGTCTCAAGAGATATTTGCATTTTTACAAAAGCAAAAAGGTTCTTTTGAGGACTTTACTATTCAAGCACCATTAGACAATTTAGGTGCAAGCAAATCAGAAACAGATATAGTTGTTAATGGAGCTCATACCTCTGGCGATAACACTATAGCAATGGATGGTTTCTCACAAACAACTGGAGCATTAAAGGCTGGAGATTATATTAAGTTTGCCAATCATTCTAAGGTGTACATGGTATCTGAAGATGCTAATGCATCAGGTGGAGCAGCCACAGTAACCATATCTCCAAATTTAGTAGCATCTCTTGCAGATAATGAAGCTGTTACTGTAAATAAACCTAGCTTTACTGTATATCTTGAAAACAATGAAATCATGTATTCAACTGATGCTAGTGGTTTTTACAGCATTTCATTTGACGTTAGAGAGGTTATTACCTAATGCCTAGAAGTCTATCTGCTGCTTTACAAACACAAGTATCATCCACAGCAACTAAAACAGCTTTTTTAGTTGAGTTAAATCTATCATCAACCATTAGGCTTACTGATTGGTATTCTGATGTTACCTATGATTCTAATAACTATGAAGCTGGTGGTTCTTTTCTTACAGTTGATGCAACAACTGAAACAGGTCAATTACAAGTTAATGAAATTAACTTAGGATTTTCTAATATTACAGATCAAGTTAGATCGTTGGTGCAGAGTGGAGCATTTACAGATAAAACAGTTGAAGTTTATTTGGCTTATTTTGATGTAAACGAAAGCATCGTTGGTGCAATTAATTTTTTTACTGGACAAATAAGAAACGTATCTATAAATGAAAATATAGATAGCTCAATTTTATCTATGACTGTTGCTAGTCATTGGGCAAATTGGAATTTAACCAAAGGCAGGCATTATTCTGATGAATCTCAGCAATCTTTTAGCTCTGGTGATAAGGGAATGGAGTTTGCTGGTCAAGTAAAAGAAGATGTTAGGTGGGGTATGTAATGAAATTTTTTGCTGCTGTTGGTGAATTTTTTAAAGCTGCTTTTGCTTTATTTGCCGAAGCAAAATTAATAACACAAATACAGGTTGCTCTAACAGCAGCAACTTTAGTTGTAGGTGTTAAAGGGTTTATGCAGGCTAGGGCAATGCTTGCCAAGGGTCAAGACATATTAGCAAACAAAACTTCTATGGGTGGAAAGATTGGACTTATTTATGGAACAAGAAGGGTTGGTGCACAAATTATATACATGGATGTAAATGAAAACGATTCTAGGGATATGTATGTGGTATATGCTTTGTCAGTTGGTGAATGTGATGAAATTCTAGGAAGAACAATTGAGCTAGATGGCAACCCATTAACTGATTCTGCAAGATTTAGAGATGGTGGTTATATCGGATCAGACAAGATATCTTCTGGCTCAGGATCATTAAACACAGTTTCTCAAAATGGAACAAACAGCTTAAATCTTGCTGGTGGTACTTTTGGAACTGATCCTACTGCTAAATACAGATATGTTATGAATTTACATCATGGAGTTGCATCACAAACAGCAGACCCCATGCTTGTTGCATCTATGCCTAACTGGACTTCAGCACATAGGCTGGATGGAATTTGCTACATAGCTGCTCACTATGGCTATGACAAAGAAGGGATGTGGAGAGGTGTGCCACAATTAACAGTACAGGTAAGAGGAAAAAAGGTTTTTGATCCTAGAGACACAAATCAAACATTTGGAACTGTGTCTACTTATGAGCACTCAGACAATCCAGCTTTATGTTTTCTTGATTACATAACCAATGATGAATATGGAAAAGGTTTAACAGAGTCTCAAATTAATATGTCTACCTTTAGCTCTGCTGCTAATGTTTGTGATACTTTGGTTGATCAGCCCTATTTTAATGGCTCTGCACAAAGCGTTACATGGGAAGGAACATCTGGAGATGATTTTATTAATATAACTGGAACTGGTGCAAATTCTATTTGGTGGCAAAATAAAATTGGTGAGGTAATAGACCTAGAAGATGGTTCTGGCAATCTTGTTTTAGATGGCGAAGAAATAAAAGATATACAAAGAACACAATTCTATGATTCTAATGAAGCATACTCTGTTTATTTTAATAATACTCTTGGCTCTACTTACTCATCTCAAAGTGGCACGTCTTTACTAAAGGTTAAAAGATTTCATTGTAATGGTTACTTAGACGCTAATAAGAATGTTATGGATAATGCTAAAGAGTTGCTTGCTAATATGCGAGGTATCTTTCTTTACATAGATGGTAAATACGAGCTTTCAATTGAAGATACAGGCTCATCAACATTTAGCATTAATGAAAATCATATAATTGCTGAATCTGGTATAGGTGTTGATTATGGCAATAAGGACAAGAAAGCTAATAAAGTTATAGTTGAATTTTTTAACGCCAATAAAAAATATGAGTTAGACACAGCCACAGTTTTACATGATGCATCGCCCAATTACACCTCTGATGATGGTGGCGAAGTCTTAGAAGTTAAGGCAGAGTTCCCTTATGTTTCTGATCCTTACATTGCCTACAACATGGCAAAGGCTATTTTAACCAGAAGTAGGAATCAGACCACAATGCAGTTCATGGGTACTCCTGAGATGTATAAACTGAACGTGGGAGACATCGTTGATCTTACCTATGCAGGATTGGGTTTTAATGGAAAGGTATGCAGGGTGGAAGCCTTAGAGCTTGAGTCAAATGGTTTAGTTGCAGTTAGTCTAATAGAATACTTTGATATTTATACATGGGAAGTACCACCACAAGAGCCAGTAGAGGAGCTATCTAATTTGCCCTCAGCTTTTGCTGTAAAAGCACCAACAGGACTATCTTTTACTGATACTGATTCTAGCTCAACAGGTAGACCATTCTTATCTTGGAACGAACCAACAGACTTTCCAGATCATCAATACAGGGTCAATGTTGTAGACAGTTCAAGCAATCAACTCACAAATAAGGTTGTTGATGTTGAAAAGGCTGATCTAAATTATTTGCCCAAAGGAACTAACTATGTTGCTAGTGTTAGCTCAATCAATACTCTTGGCGTTGAATCAGACCCAACGACTTTAACCTTTAGTATTGGTGATCAGCCAGTAACCACAACCGATTTACAAGATTCTGTAGTTACAGAATTAAAGATAGCTGCTGATGCAGTAACCAATGCTAAGATTGCAGTGAACGCTATTCAAGGCGATGTTATTGCTGCTGGTGCTATTACAACAAATAAGATTGGGGCTGATGCTGTAACCACAGCGAAATTAGCGAATGATTCAGTAACGTCTGATATTATTGCAGCCAATGCCATAACATCAACAGAAATTAGTGATGGCTCTATTTCTACACCAAAATTAGTAGCAGGTGCTGTAACAACTGGAAAGCTTGCTGCTGGAAGCGTTACCTCTAATGAAATTGCAGCAAATACAATTGTAGCAGGCAATATAGCAACAGGTGCAATAACAACAGATGAACTAGCAGCCAATTCTGTTACATCAGCCAAGATTGTTGCAAATAGTATTACAGCTTCTGATATTGCATCTAACACAATCACAGCAACACAAATTGCAGCAGGCGCTATCGCAACAGACGAATTAGCAGCAAATGCAGTTACAGCAGCAAAAATCACAGCAGGAACTATTACAGCAACACAGATTGCTGCTAGCACAATTACTGGTGATAAGATTAATGTTGATACTCTGAATGTTAAAAGTTTTGACAATGTAAGCTCCACCATTGTTAGTCATGTAACAGCAGGCACAAAGTTTCCTCTGGCTAGAGATGGTCAAGCTTATGTGCAAAGAACAGGAACTTATACAGGAAGCAATGCTTCATTTGTGCCAGTAACAATTACACAAGTCAGAGACAATGCAGGCTATGTAGCAATCTTCTCAGGAGTTCTTGGTGATGTTAGTGGTGGTAGAGTGCAATATTCTCTAGACAATTCTACATGGGTTAATGCAAATGGTAATACCAATATATATTGGAACGCTGGAACTTACAGGGGTTATACCTATGTTTACACAGGTCAAATAACAACCTTAAGTGCATCACAATCCACTGTTTACTGGAGAGTTTATTTCTCAGGTGGTTACAACCATACACAATTATCTTTAAATGTAATGATGGATAACACACGATAATGAATACTTTTACTGTTTATGATTTAGCGACTGGTCAGATAGAATATTCAACAACAACTGTTGCAGCGATAAATGAAGTTGGCTTGCAAGAAGGTCAAGGAATTATTGAAGGAAATTATCAAGCAAATGAACATATTGTTGTTGATGGCGAAGCAGTTGCAAGAATAGACAACATATTAGAAATACTAAGATTAAAAAGAGATGCTTTATTAACTGAATCTGATTGGACTCAAGTCAACGACAGCCCTTTATCAGATACAAAAAAAGCAGAATGGGCAACATATAGACAGGAGTTAAGAGACTTACCATCTTCTCATCAATCAACTACAAATTTTGATGATGTAGTGTTTCCAACTCAACCAGATTAAATATACAATAGGACAGAGGTAAATTAATGGCACAACACGATTACAACCTAGCCAACCAAAGCGGAGCTGACTTCAGAGCTGATTTAAACAATGCTTTAGAAGCTATAGCCACAGTCAATTCAGGGGCTACCGAGCCTTCAACTACTTTTGCCCATCAGTTATGGGTAGATACAGCAAATAGCGTATTAAAAATAAGAAACGCTGCTGATACAGATTGGATTACATTTGGCGTAAGCATTAGCTCATCCAATGTGCTTACAGGTAACTTAACAGGCGATGTAACAGGTAATGTAACTGGCAATGTTACAGGCAATGTCACTGGAGACTTAACAGGCAATGCAGATTCTGCTGACGTATTAAGCACAGCAAGAACCATATCTTTATCAGGAGATGTTGTTGGTTCAGTTTCTTTTAATGGTAGTGCTGATGTAGATATATCTACAGTTGTTCAAATTAATTCTATTACTCTTGGAACTGATACCACTGGCGATTATGTAGAAAGCATATCTGGTGGCACAGGCGTAACCATTACAGGTGGCACAGGCGAAAGCTCTACTCCAGTGGTTGCTATTGGTCAGGCTGTAGGTACAGGTGATAATGTTACATTCAATTTAGTAACTGCAAGTGATGAGTTTATTGGCGATATTGATGGTGCTATAAGATTTACAGCTAAAGCTGACGAAGCCTTATCTAAAGGTGATGTGGTTTATGTATCAGGTGTATCAGGCAACAATACAACAGTAGCTAAAGCAAAAGCTGATGATGCTTCTAAAATGCCTGCATTTGGTTTGGCTATAGAAGATGTTAATGCTAACAGTAATACACAAATTGTTACTTTTGGTAATTTAACTAATATAGATACTTCTAATTTATCTGTTGGTGAAATAATTTATGTTTCTACAACAGCAGGTGAATATACAACAACTCCACCAGCAGGAGAATCATCAGCTATACAAAATATAGGTAAGGTTTTGAGAAGCCATGAAAACAATGGTTCAATCAAAGTAGGTGGTGCTGGCAGAAGCAATGCTACTGGCAATCTAAATGATGGCAATATATTTATAGGTAATGCTTCTAATCAAGCATCAACATCAACATTAGATACTTCTATTGTTCCAGAGAATACTAATTTGTATTGGACTACAGCTAGGGGCGAATCTATGTTTGATACTAGATTGGCTACCAAAGACACTGGTGATTTGGCAGAAGGCTCAAACCTTTACTACACAACTGCAAGGGTTAATTCTGATTTTGATACTAGATTAGCCACAAAAGATACAGGTGATTTGGCTGAAGGTATTAATCTTTATTACACAGATGCAAGAGCCAATTCTGCATTTGATACTAGATTAGCCACAAAAGATACCGATGATGTAAGCGAGGGATCAGTCAATCTTTATTACACATCATCTAGGGCTAATTCTGATTTTGACATCAGATTAGCAACAAAAGATACTGGAGATTTAACAGAAGGAGTTAACCTTTACTATACAGATGCAAGGTTTGATACAAGGCTTGCAACCAAAGATACAGACGATTTAACAGAAGGCACTAATCTTTACTATACTCAAGCAAGATTTGATACTGCTTTTTCTAACAAAACAACCTCTGACTTAACAGAAGGTACTAATTTATATTACACAGATGCAAGGGCTAACTCTGCTATTGATACTAGAGTTACTAAATCATTTGTTGATGCCCTTAATATTCAAGCTGCAAGCGTAGATGCAAACAGCGTTGCTTTAGGCACAGATACTACAGGCAATTACATTCAAACAATTACAGGAACTGCTAACAAGATTACAGTTACAGGCTCAGGCAGTGAATCTGCTGATGTAACTTTAACTTTGCCAGATGATGTGCAAATAGCAGACAGCTTAACAGTTGCAGGAAATTTAACTGTTAATGGAGAACTAGTATCGCTAAATACTACAAACTTAGACATAGAAGATAACTTATTCCAGCTTAATGCAGGATTAACAGGCAGCCCAGTTAATGATTCTGGTATGTTGATTAATAGAGGTGATCAAGATAATGGCATCTTTATGTGGGATGAGTCTGTTGATAAATTCACACTAGGATTAACCACAGCCGATGGCACAAGCACAGGAAACATTACACTTAATTCTCTTGGAACTTTGGTTGCTAACATTGAAGGTAATATCACTGGTAATGTTACTGGTACAGTTTCAGATATAAGCAATCATTCAACATCAGACTTAACTGAAGGCTCAAACCTCTATTACACAGATGCTAGAGCTGATGCCAGAGTTAATTTACAAACTGGAGCAAATTTAGATTTAAGCTCTAAATCCACTTCTGACTTATCAGAAGGCACTAACGAATATTTCACAACAGCCAGAGCAAGAAGCTCTATTTCTGCTTCTGGTGATTTAAGCTATAACAGCTCAACTGGTGTTATTAGCTTTACAGCATCAGCAGCACCAGTAACAAGTGTTAATACACAAACTGGAGCTGTGGTATTAGATAGCGATGATATAGCTGAAGGCTCTACTAATTTATATTACACAGATGCTAGAGCAAGAGCTGCTATCTCAGAAAACTCTACTCAGCTTTCATATAATTCAACCACTGGTGTTCTAACTTACACTCAGGGCGATACAGATACAGTCAGCGAGGGATTAACCAATTTATATTATACAACTGCAAGATTTGATTCTGCCTTCTCTGGTAAATCTACTAGCGATCTTTCAGAAGGCACAAACCTCTATTTTACAGATGCTAGATTCGATACTAGATTAGCAACAAAAGATACTGACGATATCTCAGAGGGTACAACCAATTTATATTACACAGACACCAGAGCTAACTCAGCGATAGATACAAGGGTGGATAAAACTTTTGTTGATGCTTTAAACGTAGTTGCTGCATCTGCTACAGGCAATGCAGGAACAGCTACAGCACTAGCCACAAGCAGAGACTTCAGCATTACTGGAGATATAACAGCATCAGCAGTTGGTTTTGATGGCACAGGCAATGTGGCTTTATCAGCTAGTATTGATGCTAATACAGTTGGTATAACAGAAATTAACGTAACAGATGGAACGAATGGTCAGGCTTTAGTTACTGATGGGGCTGGAAACTTATCTTTCAGCACAGTAGCAGTAGATCAAACATTAACAATTATTGGCAGAAGTGCTAACATAGACATAGGTATAACCAGTGGAACTCTTGTTGTTCAAGGTAG